TAGCCCAACCGTTGGAGGAAGTTTGTACTTGAGCAGACTGACTTCGATTCCAGAGGGGTTTAATCCAACCGTTGGAGGAAGTTTGTACTTGAGCAGACTGACTTCGATTCCAGAGGGGTTTAATCCAATAGTTGGAAAAGATTTGTACTTTAGCAACTTGACCTCGATTCCAGAAAGATTTAAAAATTGTTAATTTTTTGTTAAAGTTTTGGTTAATCCACGGCTTTTCAATATTTTTACATATATATTAATAGAGACAGCAACGAAGCTGTTTCGCAAAAAACAAAAAGCGATGGAAAATAAAATAATATTCGAGCGTGTCTATAAAGGAAAGATTTTGAAGATTGACCACATCCACACCTCATCATTTGGCCTTAGAATATTTAAGATTCACTTTAAGAGTGGTTCAGCATTTTATGAGATAAGCCAGAAGCAAGAAATGATTGCTGTCATTGGGAACACCATTAGGTTTACAATGCACAAGTTCGGAAAGAACAATGAGAAGGTATACATTACAGATATTATAGATTCATTTGCGCCAAAAAATAAAGATAAAGATAGAGAAGTGGTCCAGGTTACTTCTAATATAACGAGAGTTAATCTTGGAGCTTAATTATGGGAAATAGTTATTAAGCCAGGATGGTGTTTTATGAGGTTCGAATCGCTTCTCCTCAAAAGTTTTAGCCATCCTGGTTTTTATTTTTTCACACTATTTATAAGAAACACAATTATGAACGAACAAGAATTAGCAAATTGCATCCAGACAAAAGGATGGGATTACGCACTGCAAAACAACATAAACAGATAGATTTAAAAAAATAAGAAAGATATGAAAGGAACATACGAAATAACAGAGATACTTCCACTAATAATTAAAAGAGATGGAATTACATATTGGATTACTGGAGGTACTGCACATTATGAAGGAGATACTATTGTGAAAATAGATAATTGCAAAAGTGTCCACTTTAAAAGTGGAGGTGATGAATGCAAATGCAAATGGAATCAATAAAGCAAGCGAGGCAAAGCTAAAAGAACCTCAACAAAAAACAAGAATTATGAGTAAATTTAGAAAACAAAAAATTGCAGAAGGAAAATTAGCAATAGAGAAAGTAAAAGATGGACTTGATTCAATCAGAGAAGATAAAAGAATTGCAGTCCGTGACCGACACTATGAAGCAGCATCTGAAGCTAGAGATATGGAACTAGAATATATAGACTCTATTGTTTCAATATTGGGTTTGAAGATTACATTATAAAGCAAGCGAGGCAAAGCTAAGAAAGGCAACACCGACAGAGGCGAAGCTAATCACTTCACTTTACGAAGTGTCTAAAGAAGCTGGCTATGGAGTAGCTGGTATGGAGTAAAAAACAATGTTGGAGTGCGGCTCCAGCATCAAACAAAAAAAATAAGATGGATTTAAAAGAACACGCAAGATGGTTAAAAGATAATGTAGAAGCAAAGAGATATGATTATCTTCTTGATAATAACTCTTTAGTTGGTGACATTGACCTGATGAAGATTAACATTGAAGGAGCTGATTATGAGCTGTTAGATAGAATGATTGAAACTGGTTTTGTTAAGAAAATAGAAATCATCCAGGTCCAGTTCCATAATTTCATTGAAGGGGCTGTAGAAAAGAGAAATAGTATTCGTGATGAACTGGCGAAAACTCATAAGTGCGAGTGGTGCAATGAGTTCGTATGGGAACAATGGACAAAGATATGAGCTGTACATTAACAATGACACCACTAACATACGAAGAAAGCAAAGAGCTTGATGGGAAGATATTGAAGGAGTATATAACTGAAGAAGAAAGTTTGGCTACATTGATTGGAGATATGATTCAAGAAATAATAAAAAAACACTGTTGATGATTTTAATAGCAAAACTAATACTAATATCTTGGCTCATCACACAGATGGACCCAATTCAAGAAGCGTTCCTCAAGCTCTTCCCGTGGCTTGAGAAGCACTTTAAGAATAAAGTGGCAAGATATATCATCGACTCATTATTCATCGTCTCTGGGTGTTTTAAATGTATGAACTTCTGGTTTGTGCTTATTGGAACTGGAGATATATTCGCAGCTATCATTGCAGCAATCATCGGCCAAGCATATTCAAAGATATTTATTGGTTAAATTGGTCGAAGAAAAACAGCTGTTGGTCGAATAGTTGAAAATAATTTTGGTGGAACCACGGCTTTTCAATATCTTTGACTATATATAATAAAGAAACAAACATTTAAACAAAAAGCGAAATGAACAAATTAGTATTTGAAGGAAAAGAGGAAGTGATTAATTTAGAATTACTTATACAAGAAGCAGCTGAAGGTTGTCCATTAGATAGGAAAAAAAAGTTTATTGAAGTTGGTATGTCAAAACTTTCAGTTAATCAAATTATTGAATTAGCAAGTGGTAAGTATGAAATTTTCCAAGATGACTTTGATGACATTTTAATTGGAAGAAGTTTTATAGAAATGCTTTAATGGCATAATTATTTAATTTTGAAGTCATCTGATTCAATATCTTTGACTATATATAATAAAGAAACAATCAATAAAAATTAATAAATTATGAGTATAGCATTTATAATAGTAGTGATATTACTTTGTGGAGTAGTTGTATATATATATGATGATGAGGAAATATTGTGATAATCCAAACGAGCTCAAGTCTTCTTCTGCATAGCAGCGAATCTATCCATCCATCCCCATTTTAGTTCTTGTTTAATTCGTCACGAAGAGCAAGAATGCCATTAAATAGCGCTTCAACAATCCTGTCTTCTTCAAACAAGAATTCACAATCAGATTTGTTTGTCATAAATCCTGTCTCAATCAACACTGCTGGACAGTTTGTTTGTGTTAACATATAGAAGTTTGCCTCCTTGTCGTGGTCACCATCTCTCATATCAACTCTTTGACGAATCTCTGGTAAGCTATTAGCATACTCTCTCTGAAGAGTCTCAGCAATCTTATCAGACTTGGTTTGGCCAGGACTTGTGAAAAACGTATGTCCATTCGCAGACTCAAGATTAAACGCATCAGCATGAATTGAAATCAAGATTGAATCCTTTCTTGTTGAATATATCTTATTTGCCCTTTTGCATCGTTCTGCGAGACTTATATCAGTCTGCTCTGGCACTAAGATGGTTGAATCAATTGCGTGGAACTCACAAAGCTTGTGAAGCTTGTTTACAATATTTCGGTTGAACACACCTTCAAAGAGTTGTCTACCATCTGGCCATACAGGTGAGCGCTTTCCAGCCGTCTGGTAAACACCTTTAATCATCCCACCGTGTCCATTTTCAAGTATAATATTTAATGGCATAATTATTTAATTTTGAAGTCATCTGATTCAATATCTGCATCTGCAAATTCTTTCTTTACATCTTTTACAGCTCCAATCATTCTTTTGAAGTAAAACCAAATACCATTTCCTTTATTAACTGATTTCAATTTCTCATCAATTGAGAATATTTCGTTTCCAATCAGCATAATTGCAGCAATCTTTGTCACCATCATCTTAACCCCAAAGATAGCAAATAAGAAATCAGTTAAAAGTAATTGGCCAATTGCATACGCAGATATTATTACAAGCTGATACGCAAGCATCTTGCCAATAAAACGAGATAATTTCCTTGAAGTAATCTTCTGCTTAGTTTTCTTTGCAGAATGTATTCCAAAAAAAGTATCAAGCACAATGAAGAATCCAACCAAAATCATAATGTATTTTATAGGCGAAATCAAAATAAGTGCAGAGCCAATAAGAGGACCTATGTGTTGCTTAATGGATTCAAACAAGATTGATAATTGAGTCATGATAATTAAATTACCATTATACTTTTGTTATACCCATTTCCTCTTGATTTTTTTGCCAATGAATCATCATTTGAAGCGGAATTATAAGACGCATACAAATCAGAATACTCTCTCTTTGCGAGGTAGTCGTAGATTGCTCCTTCATATATTCCAGCCTTGTCAGCATAGTGTTGCATCGTGAATTGAACTTCATTAAGTACAGCAGCATCAGAGTAGTCTCCTCGTTGAGTTTGGATTCCTTTATTCTTCAATTGAAATGATAAGCCAAAAGCAGCATCACTCGCAGCTCTCCACGCAATTGCTGGCTTCATAAGCTCAACGATTGTGATTTCATCTGCTGATAGAGTCTGCGCATTGTACTTTGTCAAAAGGTCATTGAAGAAATATGTTCCAATAATCTTTCTTACCCAATTCTCTGCAGACACACGGACCCACGGAGTCACATCAGTTGCATCTACGTTGGCTGTGATTGGAGTTGAAATTGTTAAATAACTCTCTGTTACAAAGTATATCATAATTATAAAGGTTTTTGTGGGTTAATATCAGTTTTGTCAATGATTTCATTGTTGATGATTTGGTAGTTGTTGATTTCGAAGTTACCTTTTACAGAAAATATATCCATAAGCTCATTCATAATCCCTTCAATTTCTTTTCTCAATGGCATAATCACATTCTTTTCAAAGATTGTGTATGACTGTTGGATGTCTGAGCCGCTTCCAAGCTTACCTGATACACGAATTCCCATAAGCATTGGGTCGATGCTCCAGGCTTGACAGATTTTTGCATCTGTTCTTTCGTCAGTTTGAAGGAATAACTTATCATTGTTGCTCGTTGGCAACGTCTCGATGATTGGAAGTTGGTCCACTCCGTTTTCAAAGAACGCAATTGAACGTCCAGCTTCTGCTGCACCCTTTGCGCTTTCGATTGTTCTCCTGTATTCAAGAGCTTCCTCATCACTTGCTGGCTTCTTAGGAAACTTAAAGACAGTTGAAGCGAATACAGAGTTTAATATGTTTGACTTGTGCAAGTAAGAGCTCTCTCCGTCAAGGAAAATCCAGTTATTTGCAGAACAATAATTAGGAACTGGGTATACCAAATCTCCATCATCAAATCTGAAAGAAAGAATTCCCTTGTGATTTGGCTTATTGTAGCAATACTTATCATAATTAAGACCATTTACCGAACGGGTAAAGTCCTTATTATATACGAACTTGTTCTCAGCTTCATTCCAACGAAGTTCATCCATTGGGATTCTTTTAACTGATTTACCAACTCCATACTCATCATTCTCGATAAGCAAGTTGATTGATTCAAACATAAGTGCGTCTTGCGTAATCTTGAAAAGAAACTTATCATCCAATCCAACTTTTGTAGAGAACTGGTAAAGCTTTACTTTCTCTGGTCCATTCTCAGGCCCATCAATGTAATCATATCCACCACCAATGGTTGCGTTGTTGATGAAACGCATAATAGAGCCGTGTAATGGACTCGTATGCTTCAATTGTCTAAGAAGGTTTGGGAAAAGATTGTCCTCTCCATAACGAACGTATCCACCAGCTCCTGTATAGGTAGGTGAAATGTAAGGCATAGCCAAGTTTCCTTTGCCGACTTTAGCAAATGGGCTTGAGAAGTTGTAGTAACCTTGTTGTTCTGGAGAAGAAGCTGGTGCCTCTTTTGATTTTCCTAAATTAAATCCAAATATTTTCATAGTTTAATCGTAAATTGAAGGTGAGTTATTGTTTTGTGAAGGGATAACCTCATCAATGTATGTGTCTGTTGTGCTTGTATCATCAACGGTCATCATTCCTGTCTGAATTATTGCTCCAGTTGTAGCTGAAATAGATAACGTTGATGCTGTTGATTCATATACATTGTATGTATACTGCCCTGGCATCATTGAAATTGTAACTGATGTTCCACCTGTAGTGCTTCCAGATACGTTTTCTATTATCTCAAATAGATTATATCTGCAAGTTGAGTTAGATAGGTCATCTGTCGTAAAATATACAGGTACAGAGCTTGTATTGTACTTGTTTTCAAAAACAAAAAGATAATTAGGAGCACTCAAGTTTGATGCCTCATTTAAAGTGAGAACAACTCTATTTGTAAAATCTTTTTTAAGATAAATGCTCATCTATTTATATTTTATTTATTGATGCATATAGATATGCATCACCGTTTCTCTTACTGTTTTTCAATAACATAAATGATTATTAACAAAAAAGCCACCCAGGACGGATGGCTTTTTCTTCTTATGTTAAAGAAAGGGTATCTTAAAGAATCCCTTCGATTATACTTGAGTCAACAAGGTATGGTCTGTTTGCCATATCGGACAAGAATGTCACGGTATATTTGGAACCATCAGCTCTGGCGCTTCCTGTGTCTTCATCACCACCGTTCAACTGGCTGTAATCGTACATCCAGTAAAGTCCGTTTGCGTCTTTGATGATTATATTCAAATATCTTTGTCCTTCTCCAAGAATTTGAAGAGCATAAGATTTTGAAGCTTCTCTTCTGTGAAGTACAAGACTAATTGTAGAAGAGTAATAAGTTGACCCATTAATAAGGTCGATTGTAGGAGTAGTTACAGCGTTACCTACGTTTCTTTTGAATTCAAAAGTAGAGTAAGTATCAGCGTCCAATGTGATTGCAGTTACTGTGTGAGCTGTTGCGTTAACAGTTGTAGCAGAAATAGAATCTTGGTCTATTATATATGCAGTATAAATACCACCAGAGTTGTTGTCGCAAGATGTTGCTATACTTTTAAGTGTGTTACAAGCCATTTTATTTTCTTTTTAATTTATTTATAAAAAAAGGCTGCTACATTCGCAGCAGCCTTTCGTTGTTTTGTTATTTAATTACTTGATTAAGAGTAATAAACAATCTCATCTGGGTTTACTAAGTGGAAACCAATTTTAAGATTTGCTCTTGTTCTAAGTTTTGGCTCAGCGATTGAATCTTCAAGGTTCACAGCTTTAAGGGCTTTAGAATCTCCTTCAGCATCGAATGCATAAACAAGGTTGCTCTTGTTTGTAAGAACCATTTTACCGTCAGACATACCTTCAGCAACTACAACTTTAATTCCTAAGAAAGAAAGACCAAGTGATTGAGTAATGAAAGACATTGTGTTACCTTGTGCAGCAGCGATTTCAAAGTTTAAAGCGATTGATGGAGAAACGAAGAATCTCAAGTCACCTCTTTTAGCTTTAAGTACAGCTGGCAATGCGTTAACAACTCTCGTCATCTCAAAAAGAACGCTTGAAACAGTTACAGCTGTAGCAGCTACATCAATAACTGAAGTGTTAGCATCAAGTTTTACTTCGTAACCATCGCAAAGGTCAAGGAAAGTGTTAGTTGAACCTGTTGATTCACCTCTCCATCTGATTTGCTCGACCTCTGATTCAATCTCCTTAGACATTTCATCCCAGTAGTAACTCATAAAGCTTGCTACTTCGAAAGAACCGTTTGAACCTGCAGCCATTTGCATAGAAAGGAATGATTGTTCAATATCAAATCTACAGATTTCTCCAAGAGCTGAAACTGCGCATACGTCAATGTCAGTTGCGTCTAATTGCTCGTTAGTTGTACTGAAGTTACAAGTTGAAGCTGTTAATGTGTTTGTAAAAAGCACGTTTGCAAGCTTAGTTGCAGACTTAATTCCTGGAAGCGTTCTGAAGTTATCAACAACGTCTGGTGTAATATATGCTTTTGAGTAGAATTCCTGTGGGTTTGGGCACAAAAGTGCGTTTGTCTCTACAGAAAGGTCGAATTTTAATTCACGATTCATAATTTATTGGTTTTTATTTATACTGTTAGTAATTATTTTTTTGATTATTTTCTTTTAGAAAAAGCTGTGAATGCAGCAAATCTGTCATGAGCGTTCATTGCAACTTCTGCAATTGCTTCATCTTCGATTACTTCTTCGTTCTTAATATCTGCAAGCATCTTGTAGATTTCGTCAAACTTAGCGTCAACCTCTTCTTTAGAATAAGAATCAGCAGCAGCAACCTCATCAGCCATCACAACTTCTTCTTCTACAACTTCTTCAGCCATAGCGACTTCTTCTTCTTTTTTATCTTCAACAACTTCTTCAGCCATCTCAACTTCTTTTTCTTTCTCGTCTTCAGCGGGAGCATCTTCTGCAGCGGCAACTTCTTTTTCTGCCTCTACAACTTCAACTACTTTTCCGTCTTTAACTTCGTACCATTTGTCCTCAATTTGGAACTTAGCACCTTCTGGTAATACATTTTCAGCCATCTTTGTGTCTTTATTTTTATTATATTTGTTTTCTATATCTTCCAAGCTTAAGCCTAGAAATCCTTCAATACTAAATCCTGTCTGCTCATTGGCAACAAGTTCATTGTAATATTCTTTATCTGTAATTTGT